AAATTAATACTTAACTTGTATGCCTACGTAGATGGTAAAAGGGTAGTAGTTAATGTTGGTACTGGTAGAAGCTTTAACTTTGATACTGAGTACGAGTTCTCAATTAAAAACGACTTATTAAATAAGTTAGCAGTTGTTACTATTAATGGTCTTACAGTTAGTATACCATTCTCTAAAAGCCCTACAGCGGGTTATGTCTTAAAACCATACTTTGGTGGTGATTGTGATGCGCCACAAGATATGTATATTAAATTAGTTTATAATGTATCATGAGCCAAGTTAGTATAGATATGTCTTCATTTCAAGGATTAATATCAAGTGTAATATTTATTACGCTAGCACAGGTTTTTGCTGTTATGTCTTTCTTATCTGTCCTTCAAGGGATATCATACTTCATGGCTATATTAATAGCTGTTGATACCTTAACTGGTAATCCCATTAAAAGTTGGGCTACTAAGTTAATTAAAAAGTTTAAACATGCACGTAACAAAAGTAAGTCAACAGGGCCTAAATCTAATTAAATATTTAGAAGGCTTTAGATCTAAACCATACTTATGTGAGGCAGGTGTGCCTACTATTGGTTATGGCTTTACTAGGTACCCTAATGGTAAAAGAGTTACTTTACAAGATACTCCTATAACAGAGGAGTGGGCTGAGGTAATGCTTTTAAAACTATTAGATCATTATGAAAGTGGTGTAGACTCTTTAACTGTAGATACATTAACTCAGAATCAATTTGATGCTTTAGTATCATTTGCTTTTAATGTTGGTTTAACTAACTATAAGAACTCTACGCTAGCTAGAATGGTTAATAAGAATCCAAATGATCCAGCTATAGCTGCGCAGTTTGGTAGGTGGAAATATGCTGATGGTAAGGTCAGTAGAGTATTATTAAGAAGAAGAAAATTAGAAACAGAATTATATTTTAGGTAATGAAATTAATAAGGTGGTTTAAGAAAACTTTTGAATATCGCGGAAAACCTTCCGCTAGGAAAGTTACTGTCTTTACCGCCTTTGTACAATTTAATGTTGGGTATATCGTCCACCTCTATACTGGGGTAGCCATACAAGAGATCTTCTTGTATATCCTAGCAACTATAATATTATTAGGTTTAGGGTTCTTAACTGCAGAGAACCTAGTAGATATAATTAAAGGTAGATTTGGTGCAGGAGCTACATTTTTTGGAGATTATGAACAAGACATTGATATTAATAAGCGCAATAGGATTAACAATCCTGACCTCATGCAGGACGATCCCAACAAGATGGGAGAAGGTTAATTACGTAAGTAAGGATACTGTAATCTATAATACTTCGTACAAGGATACAACTATCTATATACCAGAGGTTATAGCCTCTATAGATGGTGTAGCGGTTAGTGTGGATTCCTTAGGTAAAGCACAATTAGATGAAGTACAAGTACGTAATGATCGTTCTAAGGTTGAGGTTAAGATAGTTGATGGTAAGCTTACAGCTAAGAGTATATGTGCTGAAGATAGCTTAAAGCTATTATTACAACAAAGGGATACTTACATAACATCTCTAAAGAATAATGATAAAGAGAAAGTAGAAGTTAAGACTGAGAAACCTGTTAAATCTTGGTATAATATATTAGCTTTACTCGGTGCTTTCACTGTTGGATTTGTTGTTTCAAGACTCATGAAAATTTTTTCTAACTGACAATCAACTAATTAGAAAAAAACATTTGGATTTTCAATAATTAGTTATTATCTTTGTAGTAAACAAAATTAAAACCATGAGAAATAGAGAAACAAAACAACAAGTATTGAGGGATTGGCTAATCAGCCACCCAGGACATTTAAAGACTTCTTACGCTAAACTAGCTGATAGATTTAGCTTATCATACGAAGATGTTCGAGATATTATTAAAGAAGTAAAGGACTACTTTAAAAGAGGAGAACTCTTAGATAGAGGTAGTTCAAATTATAATAACTTTATTAGCAGCAACAGAAAAGTTGTAAAAGTAAGATTAGATTCAAATACACCAATACCAGTAGTTAAGTTTAGAACTGGTAATGCTCAAGAGGATAGAGAGTTGAACTTACAACTCCTCAATCAACTACTTCAGATGGGTGTATTTGATGAGCAAAATGATGCTATTAAAGTTGATCTGCAGGAAGAGAAGATTGAACCATTTCTAACGGGCGATAAGAATAACGTATTGGTCATTGGAGATACCCACATACCTTTTGAAAGGAAAGGGTATTTAAAGTTCTGCAGAGAAGTTCAAGAAAGATTTAATTGTGGTACAGTAGTACATATTGGTGATGTAGTTGATAATAACTACTCATCATATCATGAGACTAATCCTGATGGTCATTCAGCTGGTGATGAACTAGCTTTAGCTATCAGTAAATTAAAGTCTTGGTACTATACATTCCCTGAAGCACATGTTTGCTTAGGAAACCACGATCAGATAATTCAACGTAAGGCATTTACCTCAGGTATGTCTAAGCGTTGGATCAAAGGATTAGCAGAGGTACTTGAAGTACCTAATTGGAAATTCGATCTCGAACACCAGATTCAAGGTGTTATCTATACTCATGGTACTGGGACTTCAGGTGATAGGGCCGCTTTTAATAGAGCTTTAAATCGCAGATTATCTGTGGTTAGTGGGCACTTACATACTACAGCGTCTATCACCTGGAACGTCTCTGAGATAGATCGGATATTCGCAATGCAAGTAGGATGTGGTATTGATGATGCGCAATACAGTTTTGATTACGCTAAAGCTTTTAGTAAAAAATCAATTGTATCATGCGGAGTAGTATTAAATGGAAAATTACCTATAGTAGTTCCAATGGAACTATAAATCATTGGATAGGAGATCCCTTTGAATGGGATGATGATCTTTTTTCAGATCCTTATTATAAAAATATAAATGACTACATTAAATCAAATAATATACGACTTAAGAAATATACTAAGAGGAGGGGCTTTAGTAAGTGACGATGATCCAATCAGCGATAGACAGTTGGAATTCTGGGTGCACTCTACTAGAGCCACTCTCATTCGTAGGCAGATCGATAAAGGTCAAACCTTAAGTGAGAATATAATACAATCACTACCATGTGTAGAGGTTGAGCAAGTAGATGCATCTGAGAACCCTGAACTTATATCAGGGTGTTACTTGGTTAAAACTAAGTTACGTGTACCTAAGTTTATTGAATCTGCTGAAGAGGATATGTTACTTAAGGTTAGTACACCTAAATTAGGTTCTATACCTTATTCAATATTTCCTGTAGCAGCTATGCCTTATGTGAACTATAATAAGTTTGGTAAGCATACTGTTAAGGCCTTTTTAAAGGAGGGTTATTTATACTTAATGAATACCCCATTTATTGAACATATAAATATTACTGGAGTATTTGAAGACCCTAAGGAGCTAGCACAATTTAATGATTGTTCTAATGCTCCTTGCTTCACTTCTGATAGTCCCTATCCTATATCTAATCAAATGTTAGATACATTAAAAAGGTTAATCATAGATACTCACTTTAAGTTCTTACAGAAACCTCTTAGTGATAATACTAACAATGCGCAGAATAATTTAGAGGAGCAACAGGCTAAGTAATGAAAGTATTAAGTAGGAAAGGTAAACCAAACAAAGTAGTTTCAGACTACACACTAAATGATGTGTATAAGAACTATATTAAACTTTTTGATTTCCCTAAGACAAGTGGAAAATATTTAGGTAACTCAGAAGTACAACCAGTTAGTAAATCTGTTTTTAGAGCTGTTAACATGCGTTTGTACTCCTTAATGTTTGAAGCTATACTGCTTAAATCTTATACTGTTGTACTCCCATTTAAACTAGGAGAGCTTAGAGTACAGAAGAAGGAAATGCCTATTAGCTTACTTAAGACTAAGGGAAAACTTAAGATGGACTACAAATACTGGAGAGAAACTGGTAAGCTTAAATATCATTTAAATGAGCATAGGAACTATTTTAGATATAAGTTATATTGGGCATTTGCTGATGTATCTAATATCAGATCTTACAGGCTTGAGCCAATTAGACATTGGCATAGAAAACTAGCCAATATATTACAAACAAATCATTCTATAGACTATTTCGAATAATGCAGTTATACAAATACACTTCTTTAAAAGAAGTAATATTAAAAATATATAGGGACTCAGGTGCCGATCGTGATTTAAATATTGATGATCTAGCATACTGGGCCTATGAAGCTTTAGAGGGTGTAGCTTCCCCGCTAGTATATGAGTCTAAGATATACGGTCATAAGGAAGATGAGACATGGGACTTTGATGGGTTTAAAATTAAATTACCTAGTGACTTCCATAAGCTAAGAGCATTATCAGTAGATGGTATTACAGCTATTCCTTCAACTAATACTTACCATGAAATGTTAGATGGTACTTGTTGTGGTTGGGATAGTGTTAGTAGCTCAGCTATAGAAACATACTATGATAACTTTGGTAATGCGTTCTCGCCTTCAGCTGAACCTATTACCCCACCAACAAAGCAAGGATTAGAACCTATCACATTTAACATAACTAATAATCATATTACATTCAATGTTAAGTCTGGTAAAGCTTGTATGGCTTACTGGGCTTTCCCTATTGATGATGAGGGTTTCCCTAAAGTACCAGATGAGTATGTAATCAAACAAGCTGTGTCAGCATACATTTTAGAGCGCTTAGACTGGAGATTATTTAGAAAAGGTATTATCAGTGGTGATGTTTATAAAGTATCATTACGTGAACGTAATTGGGCTATGGCTGCAGCTTACGCTTTAGCTAGAACTCCAGATGAACATCAGATGGAGACTATGAAGAATATATCATTGAAGATGGTTGTCCGTAAGGATGAGTATCTATCAGCATTTAGAAATTTAGGTAAACAAGGACAGAGAGGTAGATATTAATGTTAATACCATTAAAAAATAATTTAGGTGGGAATATGAATCAGGATATTTCTAAGGCTCTGTTAAAACCAGACTTAGTATATAATTCTGAGAATTTCCGTGTAGTTACTACTAATGGTGCTACAACATTATCACGTACTAACATTCGTGGTAATAAGTTTGATTCAGTTATTCCAGATATTAATTCTGTTTCTAAGATAGAAATTAACACTGAGTACTTATCACACTTATCACTTGGTAGTATATATTCTATCGTAGTAAATATTGATGGTACAAATTTACCTGCTTATCAATTTACTTATACTTCCCTAGCTGACTTATTAACTGGATTAACCTCTCATATAAACTCAAGCTTTGGTACTACTGTAGCTACTAGCTATACTGATAGTATTCATATATCCTCATCTGCTGTAACTAATGTATCTATAACTAGCTTTACATTTGTTAGTGGTGGTACTGGTTTAGTTAACTACAATCAGTACTTAACATTACCTAGAGTTGCTGGTGCTAATACTTTAAATTCATGGGTTGCTACTGATAGTGGTGGTGCTGGTATTGCTTATAGTAATCACCCTACATTTGTTAACATAGGGGGTCTAATGCAGTGGGTAGCTAATACTGAAATAAGTAATGGTCCTGCTTCATGGCATGAGGTTACACAAACAATACCTAAGACATTACCAACTGGTAATTACACTATAAATTTAAAGTACAAGACTGGGGCTATACAAAACACTACAGCTTATATATCATTAGATTTAGGTGGGGTTACTCCAATGTCTTATGCTCTTAGTGGTGGTCAAGATTATAGTGGTGTAGCTGGTGCCTCAGTTAGAACAATAACAACACCTATCACCCCTACTAATAATGATATAACTATTAGATTAGATTTCACACCTACTTCAATTACTCCTCCACCTACTACAGCTGCTGTAGTTTGGATTGTTGGTGTAGACTTGTACGGTCCTGGGATGTATAGTCAAATCTTTAATGTTACTAATAACTACATTTCTGGTGTAGCTAGTGCGCAGATAATTGGTTGGGTTACATTAAGAGATGATATTTATTTATTTACAACCTCATGTACAGATCCTGATCCAGGTGGTGTAGATCCAATTAGTAATGGTCAGATATGGAAGTTTACTTATGATAGAACTGCTGACCCCAATGTAAATATAAATTCAACATTAACTCTAATATACAATAGTGAGTTAAATTTTAGTACACAACATCCAATATTAAATCTTGGTAGAGTTGAAGCCAGGTATGAGAATGAAAACATTCAAAAGATATACTGGACGGATAATTTTAATCCTCCTAGATATATTAATGTCGCAGATCCCAATGTAGCTAGTTTAGCTCCCTCACAATTACTTTTAACACCAGCAATTGACTTTGATGTGTTAAACTTAACAGGTATCGTTAAAGGCGGTAATTTGAAGTCAGGGATGTATCAGTATGCATATAGGTTAAAGCGTAACAATGGTGCAGAGACTAGGTTCTCTATGCCATCAATATTAGTACCATTAACAGTACAGGATGAGTCTACCACAAATTGGATAGACTATTATGCTGTAGATGCTGGGGTAACTGTTGATAAATCTATTCAATTAGAAGTATCTAATATAGATACAAACTTTGATAGAATTGAGATAGCCTTCATTTACTATGGTACTAAGAATACAGCACCTGAGATTAAAGTAATTTCAGATAATGTTATTACAGGATCTACAATGACTTTCCTACATACTGGGGAAGAAGATTCTGATTACCCAATTAGTATAGATGAGCTTACAGCTTTCTCAACTAATATTGTTAGAGCTAAAGCTATGGCTACTAAGAACAATATATTATTCCTATCTAATGTTAGGACTAATACTTTTGATGTAGACTATGATTCAAGAGCTTATAGGTTTCCTTTAAACTCTACTACCACTACCTTATATGATGCACAAGGTACACCATACACTTTAACTAAGTCTGGTAATACTTGGCAGATCACTGCTATAAATGGTTCAGCTGTAACACCTTATGATGTACCTGAGACATTTGATGCTATACAAGACTATGGTAATCAATCACCATTAAGTACTAATAACTTATTATACAAACCAGGTTCTGTATCAGCTAGTACCCTAACTAACCTAGGAGGTCAAGGACCAAATGTTAGTTATGAGTTTTCTAGCTTTCCTATATTAGCAGATGAGAAACAAATAGGTAATAGCTTTTCACCAGGATCATATAATGGAGCTCCTTATAGGAATATAATTACAAAGACTAATACTATTATATCATTAGGTGATAGAGATCATACTAATGGTAATTTTTATGATTGTTTTGTTTCACCATTCTATGCACCATTAATGGCTGGCTATCAGCGTGATGAGATGTATAGATTTGCTGTTGTATTCTTTGATGATCTTGGTAATCCTAGCTTCCCTAAATGGATAGCTGATATACGTGTACCACATGTGTACATGCCTAATGGTACAGCTAAACATCAAAGATTCTTAGCATACCCATTAGCTACTTATGATTCTACTAATGTGAAAGCTTATACAAATCAAATGTATTTGAAGTTTTCATTAAGTAATATACCAACTGAAGCTACTGGGTTTCAGATAGTAGTAGTACCTAGGACTGATAATGATAAACATATTGTTGGTCAAGGTGTATTTAACTTTGCTCAGAAAGATTACTCATCAGTAATAAGTGGTACAGCATTTTACTTATCACATGACTCTGCTACAGGTTTAGGTGGTAGTAATTATTACCCAGTTAACCTTAGGTCCGATTCTTTATTATGGCATAATGTAGGATCAATTAAATCTCCAGACTTTGACTTTAGAGGATTCCCAGGATTTCAAACTGGTGATTCAATAGACTTCGTTGGTATCTTGGGTACCAATCAAAATAGCTTTGTTTATGGGCAAGATTGTGGTAATGCTTTAGATGGTAATAACATACCATGTGAAGATGTAGCTTGGATTATAAGTAAATACTACTCACATATAGATACAGCTAATTCTCCTTATTGTATTAAGGATAGTGCAGCTGATGGTCCTATATACCCAGTCCACGAATCATTTCTAGCAGGACATAGTTCAACATTTGGTGCTTATAACCCATCAACATTATTAGTTTATAATACTAATGCTAGAGTAGGTAATTTCTCACCAAGCAATAGTAATACAGGATTTGTAACAAGATATTCAACAGGCTCTAATAGAGCTGCTATTATATTTGGTGGTAATAAACCTACTTCAGGTAACCTTAATGGCTCAGTTGATTTCTTAACAACAACATTCGGTGGTAGAGGATATGCTGACTTAGATAGTTGGACTTCTCAAGGTGGTAGTTCTTTATATAAATATATTGTAAACTACAATAGAACATTGAATGCTCAATACAATGGTAGTTCATATGCTCAGCGTAGTACTAACACATACATACCAGTATCTAACTACTTTAAAGTAACAGGCGTTAATATGCCTAACTTACTTATAGCTGGTGGTGATACTTACACACAAGTCTACGATACTATCATGGATTTTCCAGATTGGAAACGTAGGGTTGGTGATAGTGCAATATCAGTTATGGACCCTAGTGGTGCTGGAGGTGGTGATAATAGTATATTGATTGGAGAAGCTGGTGGTATAACTTTATGTGTACCACTTGAAAGTACTATTAATACTGAACTACGTGGTAAAGATATTTTACCAGCAGCTATACCTAATTACTCTGATCCTTTTGGTCAAGGTAGTAGTGGTGCAGTTGATACTGTAGAATCATTTGAAGCAACAACCTGTGACTTGTTTAGTTGGAATCCCTACTATATGGTTCACGTTGCTAAACCATTAAACTATCAAAACATTAACGAGTATGATACACGGACCTATAAGTCGGAGACTAAAACTAACAGCGAAGATATTGATTCATGGACTACATTCTTACCTGAAGCTTACAAAGACGTGGATAGCAAGTATGGGCCTATTAACAATCTTATTGTATTTAAGGATAAGTTATTCTATTTCCAAGATAGAGGATTTGGTTTATTCCAGGTTAATGCACAACAACTTATACAAGACGCTACCAGTACTTCTGAACTTGTTCTAGGAACTAGTGGTGTACTTGAAAGATATGATTATATATCAACTATTGTAGGCTCTAAGAATCAATCAGGGTTTGCTGTAAGTGATGATTCAATAGTATTCATTGATGTCTTGGGTAGGAAAATATTTAAGTTTAGTGCTCAGGGTACTGAACCATTAAGTGATATCAAAGGACTTAATGCTTTCTTATACAGGAAGCTAGATGGTTTAATACAATCAACTGATAACCCTATAACTGATAATGGTTTTGTTTGTACATACGATCACAGATATAATGAGTTCTTAATATCAATGCTTGATAAGAATGAAGAGGTTGGTACAGGTGATTACTTTACTATAGCTTACAGTGCACTCACAGATGGCTTTACATCCTTCTATTCTTATTACCCAAGATTATACATTAACGATAGATTAAATATCTTTACTGTCCCTGGTAATACTAATAGTGATGGTGGTTATATTTACTTACAAGACTATGGTCAATATGGTAAGTTCTATAACAAGCCAGTTGTAGATAGTAAGGTTAGCTTTATAGTTAATCAGGAATCAGATAAAGAAAAGATACTAACTAACTTTGAATTTGTTACTGAGTCTTATCAGGATATAGGTATATATGATATATATAATCCTATGTCAGTACCAGTACCTTATGATTTCTTTAAATCAATTAGGGTTAGTAATACTTATCAGAATACAGACTACATACTATGTTCTGAAACTGCTAAGCGTAGAAAAACATTATGGAATGTACTAGTACCTGGTAACAGGGTACTTTATAACAATAAGGATATTGTTGATATCTTTGATACATCTAATATCTCTCAAACCAGGTTAGCTTTAACTCAACGTATGAAAGATCGTTGGTTCTTAGTTGATGCTGTATACGATAATAGTAATAACTATAGGTTTGTGGTTACTAACTCAAACTCTTTAGTTATGTTAAATACCAGATAATATGCCAAGAACAAATAGAGCGCGTGTCAGTGGTGACACTTCAAAACCAGTAGAACCTATATATACTAGTGACCCTAATGATCCTAGACTTAAAGCTTATCAGGATAGTTTAAATGTGTATAACGATTTTGTAAAAATAAAAAATTTATTAGATAAAAAATATTCATCTAATGATTTTATTAAAAATAAAGAAGACTATCCTAGAAATCCTGATGGTAGTATTTGTTATGCTTGTATAAAAAAAGAAGCTGAAAGAAAAAAAGCTAAAGAACAATTTCGTACTGGGGATTTAAATCAACTTGTAGATCCTAATATAAACCCCAGCGGTTATATAAATTATTTAAAAGATAATATAGTTTTTGATGAGAGTGTCGCTAAAATACAAGATTATTCCAATGCAAAACCAGTACAACCAGTAGTATACAGAAAACCTGAAACAGGTAATACTAATATAATGGGTGATGCTGTGTTAGGTAGTGGTAATGATTTTAGACATCAACCAGGTGGAGTATTTTACGATCCAGAACCATCTACACCTAAACACCCAACTACACCAACTATGAAAAAAATGCCTATGCGTGGTATGCCTAATACTAATGTTAGTGCTGAACCTATTGGGACTACTCCTAAGAGTACTAAAGGTATGTTACTACCATTATACTTAGATAGTCGTGGTGAATGGGTAGATGCTCCACAAACAGGTCAGAACTATAGCCCAGAACAATTACGTAAGATGGGTTATAGATTTAATGATGGTGTAAAGAATAGGGCTACAATTAATAAGTATGGTGGTGGAGGAATTGTTAAAGAAAAAAGCATGCTTGCTAATCCTGTAGAAAGCATATATGATAAGAAAGGAAATCTTATAGGTATTCAAAATACTGAACAAGGCACATCTGATTATGGCACTATGGAAGATTTAGATGTTAATAATTTGGATAATATAAAAGCTAGATTACAAAAAGAAATATATGCACGTAGATCTTCTTATTTAAGAAATAGTGCAGGACCTACAAATTATCAGTTTATAGAAAATGAGGGATTAGATCGCCAGTTCTTGAATAGACTTAACACTCAGTCTATTTATCCTAAAAAATATGACTTTGGTGGTTTAGTTGACTACTCAACTACTAGAGATGCTAGAGCTAACTCTTTAGCTAGTATGGGTGCAAGAGCATCAAGAGAAAGAAATAGTTCAAAAAATTATAAAACAGGTTTTGGTAATTATTTAGCTGACACTGGTTTAGGTCTGGCAGATACTGCTTTAGCTGTGGTTGGTTTAGACAATGTAATAAATTCTGATACATACTCAACTAAACTTGGTGCTAATCAATTTAATAAGGCAGCACAATTAAGTAGTAAAGTATCTGAGATAGTAGCCCCGCTAGTTCTTAGTGCTGTAGGTGGACCATTAGCTGGTGCTGCATATAGCGCTGGTAGATCTGCTCTTGAGGGAAATGTTAACCCAAACACATTTAAACATGGTGGACAAGCAATGAAAACACAAATTAATATAGAAGGTTCTAGGAAACAAATTGGAACCATACAAGACATGAAGAAGGGAGAACTTAGAGTTGATCTCTTAGGTAATGTATTACAGAATTACGCACCATTTAATCCACACCCAACTAACGGTATGGACCCATCAAGTACAGTTACTGTAAATGAAGGTGATGCTATTATACCTAAAAAGAAATCAGTTGATTTCAAAAACTCTAATAGGAGAGATCGTCAAATGATGATTATGTCTTTGATATCTAAGCAGAAAGCTAAGGAGAGAAAATCAGGTATACCTATGGCTGAAGATGGTTGGGCTAGTACCTCATTAAAAAATTGGACTAGTATATTATCACCAGATCAAATGCAAGCTGATATGGCTAAGGGTACAGGTGGTGGTAATGGATTTAAGTGGAGTTCTTTAGCTTCTAAAGCTCCAGAGATCTTAGGGTTACTTAGTCCTGCAGCTAAGGTTGGTAGAGGGTTGTTTGATAGGGTAGAGAATATAAATGCCTCTGACTATACTGTACCTACTAACTTAAAGCCTAGCTTAATAGATGATAAGGCTAGTCAGATGATGATTAACGATGCTACTAATGCTGGGTTAGCTTCACTTCGTAGAATCAACTCTTCACCAGCTTCGATGGTTAACATGACAGTTAACTCAATGAAACAGAAGTGGGGAGCTAGACAAGAAACAGATAGAGCTAATGCTACATCTATAATGAACACAGATCAGTTTAATCAACAGTCTAGAATATTTAATTCTCAAACAGGATTAAAGATTAGAGATATGAATGATATGAATAAGTCTGCTAAACGTAACATGCTTATGGAAGGTATTAATGACTTTAGTAAGTATGGTAATCAAAAGAGATATGATAATGCTTTCTTTGAAGCCTTACCAATGATGGGTGATAACCCACAGTTTCAGGCATGGTTGAAGAAGAATGGTTATTCAAAATAAGAAGAAGATATGGGAATAAATAGATACGATAAAGCACCAGAATGGAACCCAGGTGTATTACCATATGAGCTGATATTAAAAGCAGCTGATATGACACAACAACGTTGGGATAAAGCTAGGGCAGAATCAGATCAGGAAGTATCTGACATATTTAAGAATGTTAGAACTGTACCTCAAAGTCAAGATGAGTTAGGTAATTTACCAGCTATTAGATCTAAGTATAAGGAGTTACAGAATCAGTTAATTACTGATCCTGATATGAATCCTACTAAATACTCTATGGCTATAAATAACTTTGTATCAGAGAGTAAACCTCTGTTAGATCGTATGACTAGCTTAGCTGATTTATACAAAGCTAACAATACAGCTTTAGCATCTAAGATGATGGACCCTGACTTCAGGGCTGATAATAAGTTGTTACCTTGGTTACAATTTAATCCACAAGATGTAGACTCACGTAGTCAAGATCCTTGGGAAGCTAATATGAATTATAAGTTTACTCAAAACTGGGGTACACATATAGAAGGTAAGTTATTAAACAAATGGGTTGGTAGCGCTATTAATCCACAAGCTATGATAGACCCAACAACTGGAGCATTCACTACAGAGTTCGGTAAGACTATAGCTGACTTAGAAGAGAAAGCTAATACTGGTGCTGTAAACTATATGCAGTCTGAAAACTTTAATGATTTTATCAGTGGTGATAGGGAACTATTAGGTACTGTACCTGATGATGTACTATCGCAATTAGGTGGTAAGACTTACTTTGATGGTAAAGCTATGTATGAGTTAACTCCCTACGAACAAGCTAAAGCTATGATTATGCTTACAGGTGCTGAGCAAATAAATAGTAAGGTTAACATAGCTAAAGGATTAGCTAGTTCTAGTGATGGTAAAACTGATAAACCACAAATGCAAGCTCCTGTTAATGCTTATGTTGCTTCTGACCAAGTTACTCCTAAAGACTTTGCTGCATTCAATGGGTTACAATTACAAGCTAATGGTACAGTAATTGTTGATGCTACAGATCAAGGTATAACACAATTTGGTAATAGGGGATTAACTAATGAGCAAGAAGTTAAAGAAGCTAATTACAATACTGTACAAGAAGAGAATATGGCTAAGCTTGGTTTAAGTGCCCCTATAAAAACTATGTATACTTTAAGTGAGAAACTTAAACAAGCTAGAATACAAAATAGAGCATTCCACTTATTCGATGATAATAACTATAGTGTAGAGAAGCGTAACTTCTTTAGTTCTATATTAGACTTACCTTCTGGTATGACTGATAAAAACTTTACAGAATTCTATGTAAACATGACTAAGGAATATAAAGCTGCTACAGATGAGTTAGCTGCTAGTGTAGCTAATCTTGATACATCATCGCCTGAATGGTTAGCTATACAAAATGCTGCATTAGAGATGGGTGAAGTTATTACTAAGCCTAGTGATGTTGTAGCTTTAAATAATAAGTTATTAAAAGCTCAATTAGATAAATCTGCTAAGATGACTGAAGAAGAAATGATTCAGGAAGTTAGAAGCAAGATGGGTTATAAGATAATGAATTCTGGTGAAGCTCCATTTAGAGTAGCTACAGGAGAAAAGAATGTAGTTAGTGTAGATGATAAGAGATTCATTAAGGGTTATATTACATTCGGACCAACAGTTACAGATGATGGTAAAGAAGTATTATCTGCAGAAGAAAACTTTGTAAACTACATGGAAAGAGTAGCTCCAGATATGTTTGATATGTCACCATTAGATAGTGGTACTTACGGTTCCTTTGGAGAATTCTGGGAAGATATAGGTAGTAAGATAATGAAAGTTAATCCTGGAACTAGGGGTGGTAGTTCATTTAGTTTACAATACTATTTACCTGAACAGATTAATACTCCTATAAAAGCTCAAAGCTTTAATAGGCAAGCTGCTGGTGTTGGTTCTACATATGATGCTAATCAGGATGCTTGGAATAGTCAATACCCAGAAGTACTTATGCAGTTAAATGAGACTAGGGTAGCTGACAACATAGCTAAAACTAAAGGTGCTGCTACAGCAATTAGTTTAACTATGCAGAATGTATTGAATAACAAGCGTACTCCTAAAGCAGTATCTAATGTATTGTTACCTTTGTTAAAGCAATACAAAGAGTCTAATGATTACAAAGGACTTGCTAGATTGAATATATTAATACGTGAGGGTATAGCCTCTGGATGGCCTGCAGAAATTGTAGATGGTATATCTGGAAACCCCACTCAACCTCAGGGACAGCAGGGCAATCCACTGGGGGGAATACGATAAGAGATAAGTTCAAGTCTGCCCTAACAGTTCCAGAAGGAACTAATAATAACTATGCTGCAGTTAATCCTAACAGTAGTGCTCGTGGAAAATACCAAGTATTATGGAAAGCGCATTCTGATGCTATAGCTAAAATAACTGGTGTAAAGAAGGAGGAAGATTATTTGAAAAATAATGTAGCTCAGGAACAATATATGGATTACTTATTCGATTCATATAGTAAGAATGTACCAACATTAAAATCTAAGTTTCCTGGAGCTAGTGATGAAGTCTATATGGCTATGGAACACTTCTTAGGATTACCTGATACTAACTTATACCTACAAGCTTATCAAAGCGCTAAGCGTAATAACTTAGGAGACATTGAAGCACATAGTACAGCACAACAAGCTTTAAATCAAGCTTATTTAAAACGGTATGGTAAAGTTTATAAGAACTCTACTGTATTAGATTACCTAACACAATTCGCAAACACATTCAATAAATGAGACCAGAAGTATTAAAATACTTATTAACAGGACAAACGCAGACAGGTGTAAATAATACACTTGATGCAATGCAAGCAACTAACAATGTACCGTATTATTCAGGACCTTCACCTGAAGGATTTACTACAGACCCAGGTTTAATTCAAGATAGCTGGTCACAGGATAATACTCTCAATACATTCTTAAATGCTATGGCTAGTATAAATACTGGATCATCAAAAACTCAACTGCGTAATCTTAACTACAACAAGATGAAGCAGATGGAGGAGATTTATGATTTACAGGATCGTATGCAGAAGGCTTCTGAGAATAATGATTTAGTAACAGCTGCTTCATTACAAGATGAGTTAAGTAGAGCTAAACAAAAAGCTCAAGAGTTTGACCAGGAAACTGCTACGAAAACTATGGAGCTAGAAGAGGATATTAAATACGGTTCTGGTTTAACTGGTTTAATTGCTGGGGGTGAAGAAGATATAGCTCGTAGAAATAAGGATATAGATTTAGAGTTTAAATTACTCTCTGATATGTTCCAGCGTGATGCTAACACTTCAGCATTCAATGCTTTTAAGTATGAGTTTGGTAAAGACTTTGGTAGCTCCTTTGGTACTTTAGGTGCTACAGTTGCTGCTGCATTTACTCCTAAACTTATTAAGGCTGCTATAGCTAGATTAGTTACAGCTGAAGCTGCTGGTTCTATGGCTCCTGGTATAGGTAATGCTGTAGCTGCTGGTGCTACGTTAGCTGTGTTAGCTGGTGATCTGGCTGTACAATGGAAAGCTCGTGTACAAGAGACTGAGGCTGAAGAGAATGATGCATACGAGGAAGCTGTTTCTTTACTTACCCAAGATTACATGCTCAAGAATAATATCCAGGATATGGCTGAGCTTGAAGATCCTAAACACCAAAGAGAGTTAAATAAACTTTCAATGAAAGCCCATGAAGAATTAGAAGGTTTGCGAACTAAGAACATGGGATTAATGTTTGGTGATGTATTACAATCTATACTTGCTGTTACACCTTTTACTAAGGTAGGTAACATAGCTTTGGGTACTAATCGTTGGATGCGTACTGGATTAAAGATTGGTGCCTTGACCTTGAATACCAATATGGAAATGAACGAGGAGGGTAGTCAATGGTTATTCACTAGACAATATTTAGATAAGGTATTAGGTAAGGACACAACAGGATTAAAGGATACTACTAACTATAAAGATGATAGCTTCTTAGGTTTACTTAGTCAAGCTTCCCAGTTAGCAAGTGATAGATTTGAAGTAGAGAAGGCTATCTTTGGTAATGGTAACTCTTCATTGTATACTAACAGCGAGTTTATATCAGCTGTAAATGCTGGTGCTCTTGCTGCTGGTCCTATGATGACTTTACCACAAGCTGCTAGTATTATTAGCGATCACTATGGATATGCTAAAGCTAAATCGTATTTAGGTAGAGCTGCTAAAGAGCAAGCTAATGGTGAGTACTTAAGATTTAAGTATGACACTTATGCTAAGTATATTGATAATGATAAAGAGGATTACTTCATAGATTCTATTAGATCATTATCTAAAATCGAAGGTAGTAATATTACCCCAGCAGATGCTGAGAAAGAAGTATTAAGATTTAAGAAAGCTAAGGCAGAGTTTAATAAGATAGATGATACACAATATATTTTCAATCTTATTGAGAAGTATGACTTTAGAGGTATTAGTAAAGATGATCGTAAGAGAGCTATTAAGAATAGCTTAATGATTGGTGAGTATACTGAGCAGATAGCTGATTTATTCTCACTTAAGAATGATGAGATTAATCCTTACAGAGCTATCATAGATGAGCCTACTGATAATGAGGCTAGAACTAAATTACTAAGTAAAAGAAAAAAGTTATTTGATTCATTATTAGATCCTGAAAAGGCTAAGAATTTAAATCTTAATGAGATCTATGATGATCTTGATATTCCAATTATACTTAAAGAGAGAGCTATAGCTAGACTCTTAAAAGAGAATGAGCGTATAGCTTCAGGAGAATTCAGTAAAGAAACTAGAGAGAATAATAAGCTAGCTAGATTAGGTACTGAAGCTCAGAAGTCTGGTTTGTCTTATAAGTATGGAGACCAATATGTTAAGAATTCTAACATGGTTGGTATGGATAATAGTGTGAAAGGTGAGAAGGAATATATCGAGTTCTTAGAAGATCTCGAAGAAACCTCATTGCTTAGAGACACTGATAAAAGAAGTAACGTACAACGTATGTTAGATCTTGAGGTACTACCTCAGGAGATATTAGCATATGCTGAACAAGTTAAAGCTCCTATAACTAAAGAGCAGAATGATGAGATAGTAAAACGTATAGGATTAAAAGCTTCAGAAGTATTTAATAAAGCTTCAGAGGTTGAAGATTCTCTTGGGGATAAGAATAAGATAACTACCATTGATGAGTTAAACGATTTAATGGATAGTGCTTATATTGAAGATCCTGATTACTATCAGAAGCTTAAAGCTTTACGTGAAGAGTATACTGATGCGTTAAAGCTACAAGATAGGTTACAAGAAGCTAATTTAATTAGAGAACCTAAAGGTATATCCACTTCAAAGGTAGATAAAGAAATCACATTCGTATGGGATCGTTTCTTAAAAGAAATGGTTGGTGAAGTTGATAAAGCTAATACTGATAGTGATTACTTAGATGATTCTGTAATAGCTGCTTTAGAAAAGAAACTTAAATGGCTTAAGGAAGTATTAATAGAAGAGAAACAATTATATACTAATCCTGATAAAAAGATATCAGTGGAGTTAAAGAATGCTATTGAGCAACTTGAACAAGACTTAGCTAACGCTAGAAAAGCTATTAGAGCTAGACTTGCTGATAAGGAATTAGCTCAAGAAGAATCTTATACCATAGCTACTACGAATACATTAATACCTATGGGTATTACGTATACACCTAGTACTGATAAAGATGCGGTTGTAAAATTCAATTTACCTTTAACTGATGCTATTAAAGACGCTTTAAAAATATTCATTGATAGTGTATTAGTACAAGATGCTACTGGTAAATATTACTTACATCACAGCTATGCTATAGCTATGAATGAGTTTGTTTATAGCTCAATGACAGATCCTAATGACCCAGTTAAATATTGGAATCAGCTAATTGATTTTAGAAATGCTAAGATTGATGATCTGTATTTATATTGTAAAACTAAGTTTGAGGATTTAAATTTATATGGTACTCCTTTTCATTTAGATAAGGCTTTACTAGCTAAAGATCCTGAAACATTCTTAACTCAATATTTACTTTCTGTTTATAGAAGTACCTTCTTGGATATATCACATCCAATTAGTCAGTATATAAACACTAAGGATATAACTATTATAAATAAAGCTTCTGATGATTCTTTAATCAATCCTGAAGATGGTACTGAGAGTACACAACAGATAGCTGACTTACGTAATCTTTTCTACATGTTAAATGTAGTTAAGAACATACCTGGTAATTATAATAATCCTGCAGTTAATACTAAGGATATGTTATTGAGTGAGGTAAACTTATTCTCTACTATCACAGAATATATACCAACCAAACAACAACTTGTAACATTACGAGAGTTAGTTAATTGGTATAAAGGTAATCCATTAACTGGTCCTGTAGCTGTTGTACTTGGTTATGCTGGTAGTGGTAAGACACAAGTTGTTACTAAGTTATTACTTAAGCTATTAAATATTGATAGTACTAAGATAGTATCATTAGCTCCAACTAAATCTTCTAATAAGAACTTAGCAATAGCTTTAGGTAAATCAGACCCTAATGATGCTAATCCGCTTGAGACATTCTTAAATACGGATTCACAAGTACTAGCTGACTCACCTATCATTATAATTGATGAGGCTGGGTTGTTATCTGATGAACAATTAGACAAGATTAATAGAAAGATACTTGAAGCTCAAGCAATAAACCCAGCAGTAAAGGTTGTAATGATGGGCGATCCAACACAGTTATCTACTTTAACTATACCACCATTTATCGCACAACCTATTGGTGAATATCCTTCTAAAGAGTTTATGTCACCATTAACGATTACATATCGTACTGATGATATTGATATAATTAGAACACAGAAAGAATACCGTAATAAGGTAAGTGTTGTTGATAAGGTAACTACTGCATTAACTTCAGATAAAGCTAATGGTAGCTTTGGAGTTAATAGTAAAGTTGACTTATACAATATGCTTATCGCTAATCGTGGTAAAGGTAGACATCAATTAGTTATTGTTAACTCAGCTAAAGAAGTACAAGAAGTAACTAAAGAGTTAGCTGACTTGGGTGTAACTAATGTTGATGTGCTTGAGATACATGAAGCTCAAAGCCATACTGTAGATGAAGTATATGTTATGCTAACACCTACTGGTAAGTTAGCTCCTAGACATGATGGTACCGTAGCTATGTTTAACAAAGCTATGTATGTAGCTACATCTAGAGCTAAGAACTTAGTAGTTATACATTCACCTACAACTAAGTTTACTAATGATAATAAAACTTTAATAGCTGCTGAACAACGTAAGGCACCTACTAAGGATGAGATTAGTAACTTTGTTGGTGAGCTACAAAAACAATATGATAATATATCTAACAGTAATCTAAATGCTAATTTAAAAGCTGCTGTAGTTAAACCAGCTGCTAATGATCCAGCACAAACTAATTCTGCTAATCCAACTAATCCTAAGCCTGCAGATCCTGATAATGAGGGTATTGTAGCTGATGATGATATGGATCAGGATAATGATACTGTTGATTTAGCTAGGGAAGAATTAAATAAGCCTGAAGATTTTCCTATAGAAAATACGCAGGAACCACAAGTTATAATTAATACTCATAACTTGAAGTATCCACAATACTTCTCTATTAAAGATAAGGATAAAAAGATTACAACAGGCTCTCAAGTACAATATGTAAAGTACTGGGATAAGGCTAACAACAGAGCTGGTCTAGCTATCATTGCTCAGGGAGCTGATGGTTCATGGTATCTGATTGGTGTAATAGGTAAGGATGATATAAATGAAATAGGTAAGTATAAATTACCTAAGGAAGTTGTAGATGCTATTACTAGCCCTGAGTTTCAAACTAGGGATGCTGATGATATTGAGTGGTCTGAATTCAAGGGTAAGGAAGGAAAATTAACTACAGATCTGGGTGATAAGAATCCTCCATTGCTTGTAGGACAAATTGGTAATGCTACACCTAAGTTCTTTAAGTGGGGTCCTTTAAAAGACTTTAGAGAGTTCTTAGATACTATGTATGTAAAGATTATGAGTACATACTATAGTGATAGTGGTAACTTAGAATCATTTAATCCTATTGACGATAAATACAATTGGGAATTAAAGATATATAATAATGCTGAGATAATTAAACAAGGATTAAATCCTCGTGTAGTTAGACCTGGTGTACCTTACCAAGTAATTAAAATTACTCATAAGAGTGGTAAAGAAGAAGTATTGTATGTACCATTAACTACTAGAAGATTAAACTTAAATTTAGATTCTTCTGTTAATGAGTTACGTGGCTTCTTAAATAACATAAAAGATATTCATAAGATACTATCTGTATTAGATGGTGATACTAAGATACGTTGGGGTGGACTAAAGGTTGTACCTGGTTATGACTATGTTAATAAGTCAACTGGTAAGACTATTGGTAGAACTCAAGCAGAGATATTCTCTAAGTTACTTAATCCTAAGTCTGAGATTTCTAAGAAGGTAATAGAAGAGCTTACACGTAAAGGTGTTGATATAGCTACCTATAATAATCTTATTAAGAGTATTCGTACTGGATTATTTAACCCATTAGCTTTACACGAGTATGGTTATGATCCTAACAATGCTGTTATAAATGATGAGGGTACTGATGAGGATTTCATGTCTAAGTATTTTATTACTGGAGACAAAGGTTCTAGAAGAGCAGTTGAAGGTCCAGTAAAACTTGGTGAGAATAGTTATACAGCACACCCTACATTAAAAGGATTCTATTTAATAGAGAAGGGTAATAAAGGATTAAAGGTTTGGCGTAAAGTTTATAACTTTAAAGGCTTACATATTAAGATTGATATACCTGTAGATAAAGATCTTGCTACTGGTAAAGAGCGTATGCCTGTATATGAAATACACTCACAAGAGTTTATAGATCAGAATGGTGGTAAACGTAATTACAAACGTATACTAGATGGTGGTACTAAAGTTGAATCTGGTATTATCCATAATATGGATATTGATCCTTCACAATATGTTGAAGAGTTAGTTATTGATGGTTTAATTAATGAGCGTGGTAATCATGGTCCTGCAGCTAAAGCATTTGATTCTATAGCTAGGGCTAACTCATCTGTGTTCATTGGTGATAAAAGAATATACTTAAGACAGACTAAACAAGAATATAAAGATGGTGTAGCTACTGGTCATAAGTATTTCTCAGGATTAAACTTATTATATAACCCTGGTAATGGCACTAAGGCTCATTACATACACAGCCATAGACCTACTAAAGGCGAACCATCTGCAGTAACTGTAGTTGAGGAATTAGATCCTATCACTGAAGAAGTATTAGATGCTTTAGTGGGAGATAATGCTTTTGATAATAATGGTGATAGTATGGTTAATAGTGGCTTTGGTTTAAGATTACCAATGCATACTAAAACTGTAAATAGGTTTCCTACTGAAACTGAACAAGGATATAAACAAAGAATTCAAGATGATCTGATAGATGATTTTGAAACTTCATTAATGGGTATTGAACCTACTAGTATTACTATTAACAATGTTAAGCCACCAATTAAAGAAACTCAACCTATAGAATCTAAAAAAGCTGATATAGAAAGAAGAAGACAAGAGGAGTTAATTAAAGAAGTGAGGGGATATGATTATGAAATAAAGTATAGACCTGATGTAGCAGCAAGATATGATAAAGCTTTACAAAACTGGATTGATATTGCTGATATAACTATTGAAGGGAGAAAAAAAGGTTTGTATTCAAATCCAGAAGCTAATAAAGGTTATGTAGATAGTAGAGAAGAAAATATTGAAGCAAAAAGAAAATATTTAGAAATTAATGCTAAATATGATGCAGAATTAGCTGCTTTAGAAGGTGGTGTTTCTACAGATGCTAAAGCTGATATAGAAAAAAGAAGACAAGAAATATCTTCATTTTTTAATAAAAATGATTATACAACAGAAGTTACTCTTGAAAATGATGAGTATACATTAAAAGTATATGATAAAAAAAGTACTTTCTCAAATGTTCCGATATTCAAGTTTCAAGGAAATATAATAGACATAGATGGTAAAAAATATATTAACGTTTATGAAGTAAGTACTAAAAAGGAATATCAAAATAAAAAAATAGCTACTAATTCATATAAGTATATATTAGAAAATTTACCTTCTGGCGTAAAAGGTTTATACTCTTTTTCAGAAATGAGAAAAGGTGTAATGGTACCTAATATATATAAAACTTTAAGTAAAGATTATACTGTTACTACGGACTCTAAAGGAAATATTCTTGTTAACTATGATGCAGAACTAGCTGCTTTAGAACAATCTATCCCTAATGATGTAGCTCATGTACCACAAGATCCTAGACCTGCTAATGATTTCGCTGCTGATGGTAATGATATTGATTTAAGCTGGGATGATGATACTGATAGTTTTGATTGGACAGTACGTGATACTACAACTCCTACTAATTGGGTTACACCTAGTTTAGTTAGACAAGCAGCATCAGAAATATTTGGTAAGGACTTTGCTTCAGATCCTGATAAATTATTATTCTTATCTAAAGCTGAAATGATTAGACGCTTTGGTAAGGATGTGTGGGGTAGATATGAGAAGGGAGTTATTTACTTAATGACTAATGCTCAAGGTGAAGCTTCAATAGATGTATTGAGACACGAGGCTTTCCATAGAGTAACACATGCTTACTTTAATGCTGAGCAACGTAAAGAGATATATAAGTTAGCTATACAAGCTAACCCATTATTAAAGGATAAGACTAACCGTGATATTGAAGAGTGGTTAGCAGACTCCTTTATGTCTTACCTAAGACAGCCAAACTTTGTTAGTAGGCTATTACATAGTTTCTTCAGGAAGATAAAGAGTATATTTAATATTCAATTATCTGCTCAAGATAAGATTGAAAGTTTCTTTGATCGTATACAGAAAGGTAACTTTACTTATGAGACTGCTAATGAAGCTGTTGAAGGTACTGGTTTAAATAAATTACTTATACATGCTTGGTTTGGTACTCCAGAAAGACAGTACAAGGATTCAGCTGATAATTATAACTTAGCTCAAGTAGCTATATTAAAATCATTAGCTAGTAAAATATCCCCAGACTCTCCTAGGAACGATCAGTCTAATGGTATAGCAATGTCTATTAGAACTGGGGCTAATGGTAAGGTATATTACAATGGAGCTACTATGACTCCAGAGGATGCTAAGTTTGCTGTATATGCGGATTTGAAAGATCAGTTTAATAACTTAAAAGATAAAGCTCCAATATGGTTAAAGATATTGGTTGGCGGTATAACTGAGAAGGAAGTTAAACGTGCTAATATGATATACAATAATGTATATGATTACTTAGTACAAAGTACTGATAGTATTAACTTAGATAATTCTGACGAGACATTTGGTGATGATCCTTCTTTAAAGGATGAGATCGAAGAGTCTTGGCGTATAAATTACGAGTCACAGTTACTTGCTTCTGTTAAAAACTTAATGTCGGCATTGTTTATTAAACAATATGATGCTGAAGGTAATGTACTTTTAAAAGAATATATTCCTAGAAGAACAGTATTCTATATAAGTTTAAAACTCCTTAAAGGTATTGAAAACTTTGATATGAATGCTATTCAAGCTATGTCTTTGAATGCTACTAAGCTTGGTTGGAAAGATGACTCTGGAGATCCTAAAGTAGGTAGAGTGTATGACTTCTTAGTTGATATAATTAGAAGAGCTGAGAATGATAAATATACTAGTGAGGTTACTACTGAGGTAAAGAATGGTGTATCAAGATTAAGATACAAAAAAGCCTTCTTACCAAGTAACCTTAAAATAACTCAACGTGGTTTTAAAGATGGTGGTTTATATTATAACAATAACTTAGTTGTTGGTACTATCAAAGGTGTAGACTATAAGTTTACTCGTAGGGATGCTAATGGTGTTAAGGATGCTAATGCTAATAATTATATTAAGAGATTAGTAGCTATGACATTAGCTTTAGATGAGCCATTGTTATTTGATATACAAGGACAGTTAGTTCCTTCTAATAAATTTACTGAACAACAGTTGGCTAATATGTATGCTACATTATTAGCTAGAGAAGAAGCTAGAAACTTAAGTGCTGGTATACAAGCTGGGATATCCTCGTTAGTAGAACGTCACCCATACATGGGATTGACAGATGTTATATTAGAAGAAGCAGAAGATCCTAACTCTAGAGAAAAGCCTATAGTTACATTAAAGACTAGATATATTCCTAATTCTGTATTAGGTGGTGAACAAGCTGTTAAATTATCTATTGAGGATGGTATTCTATCTGTATTGAGAGATGATCCCCAAGGAGCTATAATTAGACAAGCCCAAAGCTTATTAGAACTTGTAAACAAGTCTACTGATGTAAAGGCTAATAAGATTAGTACTAATAGAGAAACTGTTTCTAAAGTATTTAATATGTTAGGATTAGGTAAGTTTAAAATCTTTAACTTAACTCCTATACAGAATGAGATAATTATTAATGCTTTAAATGGTATATTAAATAATATAATAGGCTTTGTAGATAAGAAAGAATCTTTAGAAGCTATTGAGGATGCATTAGCTAACGATAACAATAATCGTATTAAAGAGATTATGGATACTTTAGCTATCTCTCAAGGCTTTGGTGAGAACAGTAGATATTTAGATTCTAAGAACAGAAGTAGTTATAAATTTGTTAAGGGTAGTTTCTTAACTAGAATGTTTGAGAAGTTCAGAAGGAATCTTGATGAGACTGGTGAGACTGGATTTAAAAGACCAGATCATATTGATCCTGAATCTATTGGATATAAGTTGTATTATAAATACAATCCTTTCCTTAGATCTAAAGGTAGAGTCATTAGAGAACTGATTACACAAGAAGCTTTAAAACAACGTTATAAGAATAACGTTATGTTTGAAGATGCTGATACTGCTACACCTTACAAGAATGAGGGTATTAGTGGTTGGGTAGTTAGAACATTAGTGTTTGGTTTCTACAGTACTATGTTAAAGTCTGATAAGAACCCAACATATATACAATCACCATATACACCATCTAACAAACCTCAGAATATGTCATTTAGAATTCCTGCTAGTAATATTAAAACTATGAGGGAAGATATAAAGAGTGCCATATTACAACAGGTTGAAAGATATAGATGGTATGAAACCTTAGCTAAAGATCATAACATATTTATAAAAGGTATACCTTTGAAAGTACAAGTACTTGAAAATGGTACATATAAGTATGTGTGGACTGGTAAGTTAAAGGGTGGATTTACTTACTTAGCTGATAATAAAGTACTAGATCAGGAGTCTTTAGAAAGAGTAGTTGATAAAGTAATTGATGATCTTGATACTAGAGCTTATAAATTTTATGAGCGTATTGTAAACAATAATGCTTTAGTAGCTAAGTTAAAGCGTGGTCTTGGTGATAAGAATTATATTGAACCTTACGAGGCTAAGAGCTTTATAAGTTACTTAGAAAGAGTAGGTTTATTAGATGATGCTAAGATTGATAGTCTAACTAAGATATTCAATAAGAACTATAAGTATAATGCTAGTTCTAAATACTCTCCTGAAATTGATAGAGAATATAATTTGAATTTATATATCATTATAGCTGAGGCATTTAAACAGAACTATGTTAATGGTCACTTCTTGAATCAGTTTCAAATGTCTGATAGATCTTTGTATGCTAATCCTACTACACAAGTTAAGAGAGCTAGTGGAGGAATATCTCCTGGTGATTCACCAAAGGTAGATACTTCTAAATCTGGTAATGGTATGGTTGATAACTTTAATATCATTGTAGCATCAGATCAGCATGCTGTATTTAATATTTATACAGATGTAGCTAAAGCTTATAATGGTTTATATGGCTTACAGATAGATAAGACTGATGCTCAGATGTACTACTTACCTAAGTGGAAAGAGGAGCTTGAGAAAGGATATGGATATGAGTATGGTATTAAGGGAGTTTTAAAACCTGTACTGTACTTTATTGATAAGTATGGTGTTACTAGATTTAGTAAAAACTCTGGTATTGAGTTATCAGATAGTTTATGTGCTAGGTTTCCTGAGTTAGCTGATCTCCGTAAAGATATGGAAGACAATAACATTATGGAGTTTCATCATAGTTCAGCATTCAAAGTAGGAGCTCCTGCTCGTTTATTAAAGAATGGCGAGTCTATATCAGATCACATAGCTACAACTACTAGACAAAATGGTAATGGTATTATAAATGTACCTTCTAAATATTATAGTATACAATCTAACCCAGCAAGTTCTGAGGGTGATGTAACTAACTTTAGTCAGTTAACTTATTTCTTAAACGTTAATAAGTTAAATACTGAAGCTACTAAGATGGTATATGATATTGATGCCTTGATAATGCGTACTAACTTTAATGCTTACTTAAGAAAGTTAGGTAAGTATGTAGGTAATAAGTTTGAGATTAACGAAGATAAAGTTAGAAATGTATTAGCTGAAGCTGTATCAGGTATGGCTGGTTATGAAAGGTTTGAGGAGTTTATTCGTGCTAAAGATGGCAGAGGTAATTACTTGATTAGCTTAAACTTCCCAGCATTACGTAATAGGGTTGAGATAAGCTTAATGAGTGGTGCTGCTAATAACTCTGTAAAGTCTATTGTAGGTAGTGGTAATAAATTAGTATTACAAGCTGATCGTGGAGTTTCAGTATTTAGAATTGGTGGTCAGGTTAAGTTATTTAATGATTTAACAGAAAGTGAGAAGAAATCTTTTGATGCTTTTAAATTATTACCCTATCATGTTAAGGAAGTTTTAAAGTTAAAAGTAAATTCTTATTACTTAAATAATAACTCATATACTCACTGGGAAAGTCATAAAGATATGACTATGGAGTATACCGCATTATCTGATAGTGAGAAAGAACTTATTGATACTCTTAATACAGATAGGATGTTAATTCCTACTAGATTAAATATGGTATCAGATAACTCTACTATGGATGGTCGTATAGCTGAAGTTATAGCGCCTGCTTGGTGGAAACAATATATGAAAGCTAAGGGTAGTGAAGTTGATACTGGTGATATTGTTCTAGTAGATGACTTCTTAACTAGGTTTGCTTTTGGTGTACGTATCCCTACTACTGGTATTCACTCTGCAGTACCATTTAAAATTGTAGGATTTACTGACAGTAAGAGTAACATCTTAGTAGCCCCAATGGAACTTGTAGCTTTACACGGATCTGACTTCGACGTCGATTCCTTGTTTGCTATTCACGTTGAGGTATTAGTTGATCCTAAATCAAGTTTGAAGAAGACTGGTGTTAGGAAAATGATTGAGTTAAAAGATCTGAATGGTAACGTTATAATTAAAGAAGGACAAAGACTT